TGGTAGGTTTTCATATTCTAATCCTAATTTACAACAGATTCCTGCTCGTAATAAAGACCTCGGTCCACTGATTCGATCCCTTTTTATACCAGAGTCAGGTTGCGAGTGGGGATGCTTTGATTACAGTCAACAAGAACCAAGACTTGTAGTTCATTATGCATCCCTAGACCAAGACACAAGTGTGTTTGGTGTTAAAGAAGCTTATGATGATGGAGATGCAGACTTCCATACCATTGTAGCAAAGATGGCAGATATACCAAGAACTGCTGCAAAAACAATTAATCTTGGATTATTTTACGGCATGGGTAAAGCTAAACTACAAGCAGAGTTAGGTGTTAGTAAAAATAAAGCTGACGAATTATTTAATATTTATCACAGTAAAGTTCCATTTGTTAAATCATTAATGAACTCTGTGTCTAATAGAGCACAGCAACGAGGACAGATAAGAACTTTGCTTGGAAGATTATGTAGGTTTCATTTATGGGAACCAAACTCTTTTGGTATGCATAAAGCATTACCCTTTGAACAAGCTGTCCAGGAACATGGACCAGGCATCAAGCGTGCTTATACTTACAAAGCATTAAATAAATTAATACAAGGTTCAGCTGCTGACATGACAAAAAAATCTATGTTAGATTTATATAAGGAAGGTATTGTCGCACATATACAAATACATGATGAGTTAGATATTTCTGTAGAATCTAAAGAGCAAGCAAAAAAAATTGTTGAGATTATGGAGAATGCTGTTAAGTTGGAAATCCCAAACAAAGTTGATTATGAATCTGGTAAGAATTGGGGAACAATTAATGATTAACTATGGCTTATTTAAAC